TCCAATAACAACATTTCTATCAAACCTTCTTGTTGTTACTATTGCCTCATCAGCACTTCCCATTTGTCCTACATGAAGTCTTGGGATTCTTGATGAAAGAATTAATTCTTCATTTGTTGCTAACAATCCCTGTGCATGAAAAGCTCTTTCAGCAAATGTACTAGCCGTTGTTAATGAACCATTAGAATCATCTGTTAAAAGAAATTGTCGTTCACCAGTTCTGAATATTAATAAAGGAGGTTCTTGTTCTTGTGCTAAATCTGGACAAGGTAAATTAAATACCAATCCACTAACTGAACCATTATCATCACTATAGATTGCATCACCAGCACTTCCACCACTAGGAGTACAATATGAAGCTATTGATGTTTTATCAAAGAAAGGATAAACTCTTGTGTTTGGTTTTAATCCTGTTGCTGTAACAGTAATCGTTTGTTCTCTTATGTATGGTAATACAGAAAGATCAACCACTCGTTCTCCGAGAGTTTGATTAACTGTATCAGAACCAACAATCTCTGTTCGTATACCTGTTCGTGATTGAAGTTGATCTACAGCAAATGTTTGTCGTTGTACTAATGCTCGACCCTGCCATCCTGCCTCACCTCTATCAACTACTCTTTCATTTCTTCCAGTACCAATGTCTTGCCAATCATTCCATTGACTTCCCCATCCAAGTCCAGCCAACATTTCCCATGCATCATTTTCACCAGTTGCATTAACAATAACATCTGGTCTATTATTTTTTGATACCCACATATCACTATCTGGACTGAGTGAAAGTACACCCATCCAATGTTGTACATCAAATGGATTAACACTTGTAAATGATGTTGCTTGTGTTTGACTAACAAGAGATGTCGTTGTATATGGTAATGTAATTAAGTCACCAGTTTTCTGAACACCCGTAGATGAACCAGATATATATGTGAGGTCTGCCATGTTAGAAAGAAACGAAGGTCTTAATTCACGGCTTTGATAATCAATAGCACACTTATAATCTGCACTACGAACATCGCCTATACTATGTCCGGCAAAGTCATCAACTAATATCCCATTCTTGAATCTGTCTAATCCAGATGCATCTTTAATAACCAATGCCTCTGCATCTTTTTCAAGTAATGTAAGAGCCGTATAATATTCTACATGATTAAGTCGTTTTTCTAACTTACCAATGTCTTTCATTGTATATCGTTTATTCTCAATATACTTTGCAATAACATCGGCTGGTTTAAATGTGTATGCAGGAATTCTAAGTTCCCACAAACTCATTGTGTTATCTAATTTATATGGAGGTACTGGATTATCAGATGATACACCTTTGTGTACACCAAACTGTTTATCTTTACTTAGATAAACCATATCTATTCTTGGTTGGTAATAACTATAATCTGCCTGCCAATTAAGATTTGGATATGGATGTTCTGCACCTGTTAATGTCGTGGCTCCATCTGCTCGCCGTGGTCTAAAGTCAATACAATCTCTAAGTTCAACTATATTACCAGTTGTCGGACTTGTAAATGTTGGAATATCATCATAACCAGTTGCTGCTGTATATGAATCAGCAGAAAGATAACCAGAACCACTATGTGTAAAATAATCAAAAATTACTAAAATTCTACCAGTAGGTGCAGTTCCTGTTAATTGGATTCTACCATGATCGTAAAAATTATCTCGTTGTCCAGTATCCAAAGTGTAACTAGATTTAATATCTGTATCACCAGTTGCAAGACTAGCCATGGTTGCAGTATATGAGTTAGCACTTCCAGTAATAGTTTCTGTTCCTGCAAATGTTCCTGAAGTAACAACAAACGTAATTGTTGTTAATGGATTATGTGCAATAACAGTTCCTATTGCACCAGATGTTCCACCCGTAATTGTTTCACCAGCAATAAAAGTTCCAGTTGCACCTGATACTGTTAGTGTCGGTGCTACTGCATCTGTACCAGCATTGCCAGAATCATAAACAGATTTAATTAAACTTGCGTCAGCCAAGTTAAGAGAAGTGTATCCTAATGCTGTATTGTTTGGTGATGTAACTGGTAATGTTTTATTCAAAACAAGTGTCTTAATTCTTTCTTGTTTCGTATCAACATTCATAGTTACCCAAAAATTAAATGTCGTATTTAATGATACGTCACCAGTAAATATAGTTACTGACTGTCCATTAGCAGCTACTGTAACAGTTGCAGCTGCAGGAGTTGTTGCACTAAGATTTACATTCACACCACCCGAATCCTGTGCATGATAATAAGTATCTTTTACCGTTGAACTAAGTACACCAGTTCCATAGAATGTTTCATTAGCACCACTTGATGTTAATGTACAAGTACCAGCACTAATAGTAACAGTACCATAATGTTTTTGTTTAGTATAACTTGTATCAATGTTACCCGAATCATCACGAATTGTTTTAATCGTATTCTGTGGTAATTTAAATACCATTGAATTGAAATCTGTTTCAAATAATTTTGCATCACCATTCACAACACCACCAATTTTACCTATATCAGCTACTCTGGATTCTGTGGTTACAACTACTGGAGTTGTATTTGCATCAACAGGGATAGTAAATCTTTCTGCATCAACAAATGCATTACCAGCTGTCATCTGAATATCATATAAAAATATTTGATATCTCCAAGTAGATGGTGTGCCTAACGTAGGTCTATCAATTGGTGTTATAGTACGAACTCTTGCTGTACCAATTTTAGTATTTGCGTATGTAACTGGAGTTGTTAAAACAGGAGCTGCATTATGAATATCAACTGCCGTGCCTGTAGTAAAATCATACATTCCTGACAAGTTATCAATTTTAGTATAATTGCCATATTGTAGTAAACGATCAAAGTTATTTACACTAACATAATCTCTTGCACGATCTACTGCAACATCACTTGAAATTAAAGTTCTAAATTCATGGCCATGAACATATGCTTTACCTGGGTCTAATCGTGCAGTAAATTTTGTTGCATCAACTGGATTACCTGTATGTGGTTTTAATTGTAATGGAAAATGTCTTACAGTATAATCACCTGACTCATCATATGTTCTTCGAGCAAATGTTTCTTCCAATACAGAGTAGATTGGATATTCAACATCAACATGTCGAACACCATTTACCAAACGAATCATCTCTATAAAATCTATATCATCTGTAGACGTTGTAGTTTTCTTAATAAGAGTAAGAGTATATTTTAATCTGTCAGCACCTGGAGCTGCATAGTTGTATGCTCCCTGTGCATTATCTAAAAGTGTAGTATCATCCCCAGAAGCAACTGTAACTGCTTCGACTTGAAAACCAATTTTATATGTTGGTGTATTTGTATAGTTATCTAAAATAACTGTTGAGGCACCTGCTCGTATAAAGTTACCATTAAAATAATAGTAACCTGCATCATTAGAAACTGCTGAACCCTTACCTGTTGCAGAAGAAGATGCAGCTAGACAAGCAACTGCTTGATCTGTTGATACTAATCTTTCACCAGAATTAAATACTGCTGAAGTATTAAGAGTAGCTGTTGCAGTTGCAGAAGAACCTCCACCACCCGTAATTGAAATACTTGGTGTAGATGTATATCCAGATCCTTTATTTGTTACATTAATACCGATAATTGTTTGCGCACCAGAAGTTCCATTATTACCAACTACAGCAACAGCTGTTGCATCAACACCACCACCACCTGTAAGAGTAACTGTCGGTGTAGTAGTATATCCTGTTCCTGCATTAGTTACAGTAATACCTTGAACATTTTGTGTGAGTCCACCACCCGTAAGATACTTAACCCATATAGTATCTGGATTACCAGTTGTTGCATCAACAGCAGAAGTATTAACAACTCTTGCTATCGTTCCAGATTGACTACCAATAATTGTTTTACCATTAAAGTCAGCAACAGTAATTGCAACACCATTATAATTAGCTTGCAACTTTACATAATTATAATCTGTATCAACGTGCAATTCACCACCAGATACTCGACTACCATTTGCAAATATATGATCGCCAAATCGTTTGAGTTGATTTCTTATTATTGTTTGTTCTTGGGTAAGTTCTCTTGCCTGAACAGCTACAGCAGGTTTATAGAGGACTTGATGAAAATCTTTAGTTTCATCATAATCATCAAAGTAAGGACTCTGATTAAGATTTAAATTTATATTGGTCGTCATGTATTATTACCTTTATTAAAATTCAACTACTAGCTTAACATCCTCTGTTTGGTCAGATGCACGATTGATGGGAGCTCGATATTCTACATAAATTTGTTCTCCACTATCATCATCCATTTCAGCACCAGAGTATGTACTTGCTGTTGCGGCAGAGCCAGATACATTTGGGTTTGCAATCAAAACTACTTTTCTAAAATCATCTCCTACAACAAAATCACCACCCTCTGTTCCAACTAAACGAACATTCATCATAACGTATGCTCCACCAAGTTCTGTCTTTGGATTTTTACCGTGTCCATTCTTGGGACCGATTCGTGGTTCAAGTGTACATCCTGTTCCACCACCACCAGTAAGAGTTGCTGTGCCAGAACGATAACCAGTACCAACTGCTGTCATAGCAATTTTCTTAATGATACCACCAACTACACTTGAACATCTTGCAGCTGCACCAGTACCTTCTGTTGTCGTAATTGCTACTGCTGGCATTATTTCATAAACACTTGTAGTATCTGGTTGTGTTGTCCATGCAGAAACAGTTGCTACTTTTGTAGAACCAACATAGTCAGTAATAACTTTAATCTGTCCACTTCCAGTTCCTGAAGAAATATAAACTGTCATACTATTATAAACATCATCTGTTACAGATGCTGTAGCTGCAAGAGTAATTGTAGTTGCCGCACCAGCTTGTGCCGTACCTGTATGAGTATTTGTATATCCAGTTCCACCAGCAGTTACATCTATATGTTCCAATGCTCCATCAACAGCTGCTTGCTGAACAGTCCATTGTGCTGTACCATCATTTGATGTCAAATACTTAATTGGAATCCAATCTGTCGTTACATATTTCAATACATCTGCCTGTTGGACTTCATACATAAATTTCCAACGATAGTTATCTGATGTTTCTATAATTGATGCAGATTGTCCAGTAGGTTTGACTGTAGAAGCAAGTCCACCATAATTACTGATACACTTGTAAATATTATATTGATCTGTCATTACAAAAAATGTTTGGTCAATCTGGTCATCTTGAAGATGATTGTATTCTGTATAAACAGTTCCTGATGTCCAATCAGTTCTTTTAACAACATGAGATACATCTGAGGTATTAATTAATTTTGCAGCTATCATATCATTATGATGAATAAAAGGTGCTACAGTTGTATCTATAGGTGTTGGGATTGCTGTATCAGATGGGGAGCCTTCAGTATATTGTCCAGCACTTACACCAGACCAACTATCAGCCTTTCCAATCATTAGATACATCTTATTAGTCGCAAATGACCCAATAAAATTATCTGCGTTATAAGTTCTAAATGCATTTGTTATAATTGCTGGCATAACTCAAATCCTCTTGTTTAATTTCTTATATTTATAATATTTATACAATACTTATGTGACTATTCATCACATATCTCGTTTTTTCGTTCTGTGTTGTAACATATTTGGAAATCTGTTCGTTCTTAAAAAATTCAATCGTATATGCATTACTACCCAAGTCTGTTTTTAATGTACTATATCCAGCCTGTTTTGCAAATTTCAATCTGTCTACTTGACGGCGCATAGGACCTAATTGTAATGCCCCTCCAATACCACTTGAAATCTGTCCCCAATCTTCATATGACGAAATACTTAAATCTGTAATGGTACTCCAATTCTCAGATGGCATGGTAAGTCCCATCTGAACATATAACCAATCATTACTATCTGCTATACTTAAAAGAATAATAGGTAAATCTATTTCAACAATATGCCAATCAGAATGTCCGAGTCCCATCTGTGAACCAAAAGCTTGTCCATTGTGTGGCCACGGACCTCCATCTGGCCATTCTGGATTTGTCTGTTGTAATTGTAGATTGAGTCGTACTGGTGGCTCAATATCTCCGTCATGCCATACAATAGTATATGGCCATTTGTGTTGTGGAGGAATAGAAAGTTTTATTCCTGTTTCGAGTAATCCCGTAATTAATGTTCTACCAAATAATGCAAGCCCAGAAGGATGCACTATTCGTTTGACATAATCTCTCCACTTGTCAATTGTATTACCAGCTTTAATCTCATAAGAAAATGCTTGATAATATATACTATCTTGAATATAGTTAGCAGCAGAAATAAATCCATCATCACCAACCCATCTTGTATTTGCTTCATCTTCGTAACTACCAATTGTTGCTACACCCGTTGCTGTGCCATCTCCTTTAGAAGCAAAATTTAAAGTTGGTATTGATTGATAATGAAAACCACCATTTACTATTTTCAAAGTTTTAATTCCACCAATACCAGACCCACTTAATGTAACACTAGCTCCTGTTCCACTTCCTCCTCCAGAAATAGTTGGTGTTGCTTTATATCCATATCCATTATGTTCAAACTCCAAAGCAGTAATTACACCAGAACCATCTACAGTTTTAACAAGTACACTACAAGTTCTTCCATCAATTTCTAATTTATCTGTATTGTTAATTGTAAGTTTATCACCAACAACATAACCAGTTCCACCAGATACAATAGTTGCTGTAGTCATACTTCCAGTTGTTAATGATGAAACCATAAACTGTGCCCCGACAGCACCTGCTCCACCACCTGTTACTGCAATATTGTCATCTACACTATAACCATTGCCAGAATTTGTTATTGTATATCCTGTTACCATACTATCCAGAGTAAACGTATTTGTTCCGTCTGTAACAGTTTCGTTGTCAATAAATGTTCCAACAACTTTAGAAAGATAAATAGTAGAAACAACAAAGGCTCCTATTTGTTCATTCAATACTAACTCAACAATTCCAGTAGCACCAGAAGTTCCACCAGTAATTTCTTGTCCAGTAAAATCAAATATAGCTGAACTACCACTAGTGTCAATACATCTTAAAATTTTATCTCTAGTATATCTTCCATCTGATATACGAAGCATATCAACAGATGGATAATAAAATTCAATTTCTTCTTGATACAATAAACGAAATAAAAACTGAAAAGATTTCTCACTACCTTTTGCACGATAGAAATCACGGAGTCGTTTTATTACATGAGGTTTATTTGAATTAGCAAATACAGCCTCTGGAATATCCTTACCAAATTGTGTTTTAAAATACTGTAAGAAATCATCAACTGTTTTATCAACATTAAAATAATTTGGAAGATTACCAATAATCTCATATGGTTTTCCAGTTTGTTCCAGATACTCATAGTATGCTTCCAAGAAAGCTACAAACGTAGCATGATCCTGTTTTACAAAATCTGGTAATTGTCCTTCTACACGAACAGATATTCGTTCATCAAACGAAGGATGTATTGGGGTGTTTGGATTACTTGCCATATTAGATTATCGTTTCCGCGACCATTGTAATATTAATTGCAGCTGTGTCAGTCGAATCAGTTGTTATTATTTGTTCTCTTAATGGAGTAATATCCTGATTGTTAGTTCCAGGTGTTACAGTCATCTTGATATATGTTTTTCCATCTGAAATAGTATAAGGAGTAAAACTATTTAAAACAACTTTACCAGTAGTATAATCTATAGTACCAAGATTCTGAGAACCAGAAGGTAAAGTCATATACGTTGTTGGAATATCTATAGCAACACTATCTGTTGAACTAGTATAAGTTGATCTAACTAATTTAACATTACCAAGACTATCATCAATCAATGTATATGTAAATCCATCACTCGCCGTAAAGGCAGTGCTGGTAAGTGTTCCCTTAGTTAGTGTCGTATTAAATTCCATAGTATATGTCGCAGCTACTGCTAAAGTTGTTGGAGCAATTTGCATCTGATATCTAATAGATGTTTTACTATTGCGTATAGAACTATTCGTATCATCTATTACTCCTGCTAACTTAGAATATCTAAACTTATTATCAAACTTTTGCAAACTCGTTGAGAAGTAATTTGTAATAGTTGAACTTATTAGAGATTTTAAAGTATCTTCATTCGTCAACAAAGTAACAGGATCATAATTAATAGTCGTGTCAATTAAGAGATAATAAAAAATAGGATCAATAATTTCTGGTGTTACAGTAACTACATTAGTCTTTTTCAATATAGATGTTTTGATTGCATCTTTAGTAGCTGCACTAAATGCTGTATTGCCTTTTGGTTTAACTGCTATATAAACTTTACCATATACTGCGGGACTTGCATCCTCACCACCATATACCGTAATAGATTCTATATCACTTCTCTCACCAAGCAAGATAGCTTTATAATCTTCTTTAGTTGTTGCACGTTTTTGTGCTTGATATAATTTTGGTGCATTTGTTTTTATTGAAGCAACAGATTCAATCTCTGCCCCACCTGAAGCTGCACTAGCAACTGTCAATGTATAGTTAGCTGATGATAAACCAGCAACTGTTCCGACAGCCGTAAATGAACTTGCCTTATTTGCGGCTAAACCACTTGTAACTAAATACTCAATAAAAATAATATTAGCATCAGCTAACTGAGCTCCAACTGAACCATCACCAAATAAAATTTCGTATTTTTGTTCTTCCACTTCTTGTATCCAAAAAACTTTTTGTGTAGATGCTATTGTTGTAACATCTAATGCATTAGCATTTGTCCAAGTAGTTACTGCTGTATCTGATGATGAATTTTGAACTTGAACTGTAATAGTAGAAATATCAACATTTCTATTTGGCACAACAAATCTTTGTGTTGTATCAGCTAAGTTGACAGTATATTTTTTATTAACAATTGTTCCTTCTCTGATCGGTAAATTAGTAACTGAATAGGCACCAGCAATCGGATAAATTGTTTTGTTGGCTGTTGTTGTAAACGTATAACTTGTTGCACTAATACTAGTAGTAAATCTTGTATTTTTTGCAATTGATAAAGATGTGGGAGAACCACTTGGAGTAAAAGTCATATCCAAGTATGCAGTAGAAGCAGTGACTGATGTTGGTATAACATTCAAATGTTTTGCATGAGAAACTACTGATTCTCTAAGTGAAGCAGAATCTATAAACATTTCATTGACTGCCATGTTTGCATAGTATCCCATATAGTGAGTATTGTATGCTAAGACATCTAACAAAACATCCATACCACTTCCAGTAAAATCATAATCAGCAAATTGACTTTGTGCTGATAAATATGATTTTAAATTTGACTTGATACCATCAAATTCTAAATCTGTTATTGTTAATTTATTGCTTGCCATTTATCGTAACCTCTCCAAAAACAATGAAATTTCTATGGGCTCTGGTGAATTGACTACATGGAAAAAAATTGAAACATCAAAACCATTTTTATCTATATCTCCACCAACAACAATATCATCTACCACAACTCTTGGTTCATAGTTTGCTAAACATAATTCTACAGCTAATTGAATATCATATTTCGTATGAGCAGTAGCCAGGCCAAACAAATGTCTAGTTACTCCTCCATCAACTTCAGGATGGAATGGTTTATCATACTTGTTTGTCAATATGAGATTCTTAACAGCTCGTTTAACAGCCTCTACATTTGTCTTTCGTACAATGTCTTTTGTTATAGGATGAGCAACAAAATCCAAATCCAGATCAGCCCATTGTCTGTTATGTGTAGAAAGTCCCTTTGTATATATTGCTGCCATAACTTGTTCCTTGTATTACTATTTTCTGTGTGTTATAATGTATTGTAGGTTTGGTTAGGGATCAAGATATTACTTATATTAATTATCTTCTTTTCCCTTGTCCTTTATATCTTTTCCAGCTTACTTTTTTCTTCTTATTCTTTGGCATACTTCTAGTAGAATGTCCAATAGAAGTAACTTTTTTAATCTTTTCTCTCTTGTTTTTAACTACTTGTTGAGCCATAATATCTCCTCATATATTTATAATAGTTTTAGTATAATTTTCCAAATGGGCCGAACCCCTTTCCCTTTTTCTGTGCCATAAAACAAACATAAGTTACCCATATATCTAAGTGAGTTATATCTTTATTTTTTGGACTTTTCTTGTCCTTCAATTTCCTTAATTTATCTAAACAATCTACTTGCATTAATTTGGATACAATATTATATCTTAATCTATCCGATGTATCTTTACGCTCACCTTTTTTATCACCATCATCTTCACTTGGAGGAGATAACTCCTCTTTCTGTTTTTTGTTCCATGCTGTAAATCCCATATCTATTCGTTTTTCAAAATCCAATAAATCAACTTGCAAAAACATGCGTGTAACAGTATTAATAAAAGTTTTTCCATTAACACCACCACAATCAATAAATTTTCCCGAAATTCTATCTACCATTCTTTCATAATCTGGTGCAGCTTTTTTCCATGCCTTTGAATCGGCTGGATATTTAGTAGCATCATTTGCAAACGGAGCTCCTAGTTTTACAAACAACTCTCTTACTTCATCTGCTTGAGCTCTACCTGCACGAGCACCAGGTGCTGCTAATGGTTTTGGTTCAAACTTTAAATTTTGTGGTTTATTAGAACTTGTACTACTAGATTTTAAAGGCAACTCAAACCAATCTTTGCCATCTTCAGAAATTATCATTGATGCTTCCATTGTTCCAAATGCCAAAATATTATAATCTAAATTTTTTATTTTTTTTGTTTTAGCTAACTTATCTATATTATTTTTCCATGACTTAGATTGTGAAAATTTTGATAACTTTCCTTTCCATGTTTTTTCTGCCGCACCACCTTGA